TTGAAATGTTAATACCGGCGATGATCTCTTCCTGATCACAATGGTATTCTTCAAAGTTATCAGCCGAAAGATACATGTCGATGAGAGATGTCCTCGCACTATCCAGTGTGACCACATACATTCCATCCGGCCTGAAATAGATATTCACATCATTTAGAATATCTTTGAGAACCTCGAATGTCGACTTAAAAGCGGAAGCTTGTATAGTCACAAGTTTCATATCTCCTTGATATGTGCGTTACATCTTTAAATCTGTATACGCGACACCTTTCGATACCTCGCGGCTAATCTTCTCCTCGAGCTCTTTGGTCATCGCGGGTTGAAGGGATTGCCCATAATCATCAAGGCGGAACATATCCGAATTGTTATCACCACCATCGATGCTCGACATTGACCCACCAAACGCACCGATCGATCCGTGCTCAACCTCTTTCTTGGGGAGAAGTGAGTCGAGCCAGTTCTTGATTTCATTCCCCACTAAGATCTTACCATTCTTCGTGAGCATCGTGGGAACACGGTTAATCTTGGTCCTGTAGTTCGGGGGCACACCCTGCGTATTGATGTTATGATATTGTACGAGCTGCTTCAGCTGGGGAACTTTATTAATATACTCGACGATATCCATCGAATGTTTACACCTCGGGCTGTAGATCAGGAGCGACATCTAGTATCTATATGGTATTTTGTAAAAAAAAATTAACGCATTATAGTAAAGATGAATTACCTTATTGTGATCATTCTTCTTGCTTTGGTGATTTATCTGACAACTACCCGTGAACCTTTCACCGAGGTGTTTGGTCTCTCAGGACACACAAAACCTCATGGATCGGTGAAACTTGATGACCCCAGACCAGATCTTTCCAAATATGAAGAGGTTGAAGTCAGTGTGGATAATGATGCTATCGAAGATTTCGTACTTCAAGCTAATAAGGAGATCTCTAAGCGTACTGGTCTCTGTACGTATATCATCGAAACGACGAGCGTACGTCAGTTCAGAGGGGAAGAAAAGGACATCTTTGAGTGTATGTTCATGACAATAAAGAAAGATGGATTCTCGTTCGGTTTCTCCGTCGTCGCGGCGTACGAACTCGCGAAGAGTGGTAAGATCACACTCATCTCCCTTCGCACACAACCAAGCGGTGTGAATACCTCGAGTGGTATTACGGCATTCGCCGATGGTGCTCCCGGTAAGGAATTTCTGGAATATTCACTCGTCAAGGAGGCAGTTACCCCAACTAAAGCTGAGTTGGATTCTGTAAAAAATAAGTTCCAGTAATTGTAATGATCAGCATCGATGATGTTACTAAGATTGATGACAAGAGAAGACAACTTCGTAAGGAAATTTACAAAAAGATTTACGAACAATTTTCTACTAAAATCAGACAATTAGTAGAACTCGGTCACAAACAGATATTTCTGACAGTACCGGCATTTCTCATCGGGTACCCTGTATTCGATAGAGGTATGGCTGCGAGGTACATCGCGAGACAATTCGTGTTAGGTGGTTTTACAGCTCAATTAGTGAGCGATCATGATATTTACGTGTCATGGATCGTTCCCAAAAAGAAGAAACACAAAGTTGAAAAAGAAGAGGAGGAGACAGATTTTCCAAATCTTATGAACCTCAAGAAGATTGCGAACAAGTACAGGAGAAGTGCGTAGTAAAATCTCAATTTAAAAACCACTTTAATCATAAATGGATAACCTCAATATTCTCGTAGAGGCGAAGAAAGAGTATTTGGGGCAGATGTGTCTCCTCATGTGCCCACCTATGATTGAAGTGTTCCAGGAAATGTATAACGAATCCGTAAACCTCTCAAAAGGTCGCAAGGTACTCATCATGTTCCAGAAACTTCTCAAAGAGGTTCCCAATTGGTCCAATGCGATGTCAAAGAATCATTCCGATAACATCACAAATAGATGTGCCTGGTTCGGGGACCTTCTCGCGGCGGTATTTGTCGCGTGTACGAAGATTCTCTCTGCGGTTCGCCTCAAGGCGGACAATAAGAAGATTTCTCTGAAACTTCCCACAGAAGAAGTTTTTATTCAGACGTGTTACAATAATATCGCCAAGGAACTCTACAAAGATCCTTATATCTTCAGTGAGGAACAGAGTGAATACGCGAGAGATGAGAAATTAATACTTCGATTCACACTCTGTATCGAGAATACCGTCAAGGAACTCATTCCTGTCCAACAAATTCTTCAAACTTACATGAGTCAGGATTCTAGGGATATCTCCCTCGATGGCGAAATTCAGGATAGTATGGACCCCGATGTATTCGATGAACCCGAACCTGAACCCGAACCTGAACCCGAACCCGAACCTGAACCTGAACCCGAGCCAATGATGGAAACTGATCCCGAACCTACCGGTCTAGAGAATGAATTCAAAACCGTTCCAGGTGTTCATGCCCCCCAACCAGAAGAAATGGAGCCAGCGCCTCAACCTCAGGCCCAGCCACAGGATGATGATGTATTCTTCGGTGACGCACCAGAGCAGCGCACAAAAAATCCCCGTTATAATTAAATGGAACTCTCTGACTATCTTCGCGACCCTGTGAGTGCTGCTCTCATCGCGGGTTGTATCACTGCGGGGTACATTCACCTGAAAGCACACCTCAACAATGAAGGTAAATTAGAACTCAATAAATATACCAAACCAGCCGCACTGAATGCGATTCTCGTATTCTTTATCATTGCTGGTGGCATAGGACAGAAGGAGACCATTTCTAATGAACCTTTCTAACTTAAAGATTATACCAGTAGATTAAGAAAATGGCATCCGTTACTGCGTTTAACGATATGATGGGTCAATTTCTTGTGGAATTGCACAAGACTTTTCCAGAGGAAAAAGGCACTAAGAAGATGATGACGTCGTTCGATTTATTGAAGTCGAGTAACCCGCGACTCGTTGTGGATGCGTTCATGCAGGGTGTGAGTCCGTACGCAGATAAGATTTCTGCTAAGGATGAATCGTTTCTTCTCAAGGAGATTGATACGATTGACTTTCTCAAGGATCTCAACATCAAGTCCTACTGGGATCGAATGACCGCGAACACGCGAGCTGCGACTTGGCAGTACCTCCAGACGCTCTATATGCTCGGTACGACGATCACCTCGATCCCCGATGATACACTCAAGATGATCGAAGGTATCGCCAAGGAGTGTGCTGATAAGATGCAAAATGGTGACGGAGAACTTAACCAGGAGGCGTTGATGAAGATGATGGGAAGTATGCTTGGCGGTCTCCCTAAAAAATAAACCTCAACCTATATTAAATGAAAGTCTGGTTTGACGATCCTCAGCAACTCGTTCGTACTGATAAGATTTCACAATTCTGGCCGACGAGTGAGCAAACCCCAGAAGATCGTATCAATGCCGCTTCTCGGTTTGTCATTTATGCGAGTTGTCTCATTTATATCATTCGTCGCGATCCCAGGATTTTCATTCTGAGCGCGACAGTATTATCCGTTATATTTGTTCTTTATCGGTCAAAAATGGTCACCGAAACACATGGAAGTACAGTTGAAGGTGCGTTATGCCAAATGCCCACCGAAAACAATCCCATGGGTAATGTACTCATGACTGATTACACGGATGCTCCCAATAGGTTGGAGTCGTGTTATTATCCCACTGTGAAGCCTTTCGTGAATAGCTACACGAGTGACCAAATTCCAATGGATGGCGGGCGTTCCCGATCCCCCCTCCCCAAGTATATGCGAAATGCTGTGGATCGCCAATTCGTCACCGCACCCGTATCTAAAATCCCAGGGGATCAGACTGCATTTGCCGAATGGTTATATGGAGCTAAGAACGGTCCAATGTGTAAAACGGATTCCAAGTATTGTAATCCCAACGCGCGAGGTGTCCAACTCGAAGCCTTTTCGGGTCTTGGTTCCAATGGGGATAAGCGGTCGGGAATGTTTGGGGGTAGCGTATAGTTAGATTAATATTCTTATGTAATAATAAATGGCGTATCAGCTTCAGCCGGGTCTTTCTAGAGTTCAAAACAAGGGAGCTATCCCCCCAGTGAAGGCCACCGACGAAATTTTTGTGTATCCTCAGCCCAGTACTCTGAACTGTGGTGGGTGCAGACCCAACACCATGTTATACGGGACCGCCCCATACATGGCAGGTAAAGGTTCTCCAGCCCAATACATAGACACGAGTGACCAACTTCGCCCCCAAACCACGTCCCGTTTCAACAAGCACATCGTCCAAACCTATGAACGTAATCTCTTCCCCCTGTCCAACATGGAATGTAAAGTTCCTCTGCGTACCATGCGATATGAACCTGCGAGCACCCGTGCGGAAGTTCAAAATGGTCTCTTTCAGCAAAGATACGCTAATAAAAATGTCGGTAAGAAGTAATAATGGCTGATCCCATTTCACTCATGGCTGTTGCCGGTTTAGTATATGTTGGTCGAACTTTGAGTACTAAGTCTGTTCCACTTCCTGCGAATGAAAGAGAAGTTTCAAAACCAGTAGTCAAAGCTCCCGTACAAATAGAAAATACCAACTTTGAGCCCACTGTTCGCGTACCCCAGAAGAAAGAGATGGAGAGTTTTGGTGATATTTCCATGCAGCAACGAAGTGGTGGTCAGGAAATCCTGAACATGCGTAACCGTATGTACGATCAGGGTCGCATGAACAACTTATCCCCCATCGAGAAACAACTCGTCGGTCCGGGTCTTGGTGTCAGCGCTGACACCCCCGCCGTCGGTGGGTATCAACAGATGTTTAGGGTGAATCCGGTCAATGTCGGTGCGTATAAACTCACCACACTTCCGGGTCGAACTGGACCAGCGGTTGATATCACCGGTGGTCGTTCAGCTGTTGTCGGTGAGCTCACCCATAACAAACCCGAAACGACCGCGTTCCTTCCATCTCGACGACCTACCATGGCCGGTCGCGCACAGGGTATGTCCGGCGTCGTTCCCCGTAACGAACACGAGAAAACCAAGCGCACGACTAATCGATCGGAAACTGGTCTTCGTACCGATGGTCTCGGTTTCAACGGTGCCAAACGTTTCATCTCGGCGCAGACAGTATCCCAAGACCCTACTCGTTTCAAGAGTGATCGCAACGATGAACAGTACAACTACCAGAACCAAGCGCAGCCAGGTATCACCAATTTCCGCAGTGCGCACACGAACAGTGCGGCTGCTAAGGTGGTTTCGAAAACAAACGAAGAACTCGTGAAGTATGGTTTCCGCCCCGAAGATCG